CGCTTCTTCGCGGGTCATTTTGCGAGGGGAAGCTGTAGGTGTGGCTGGCCTAGTGCCTGCCGCCGAACCGCGACGGCTCTCATCGGGGTATGCGCCAGAGTTTGGCACTCGCTTCAACAGACGCGCTGTCTCATCGCCAGTGTCTCTAACGGTTGCCTTGGGAGCAGCCTTGGGCGCGGCATCGGGAGTCGATCTTGCCGATGTCCCAGCACCCATAGATCGGGTGATTGGGCTGTCTGGGTTGTAAAGCTCTCCTGTTTCAGGATTGCGTTTAAACGAAGACAAACCACCGGTTTCATCTCGGACATCCATGCCCTGTGTATTGCGGGCAATGTTGGAGATGTAATCGGTGTCATCAGCCGCTAATGATCTGGAACGAGGGGCGACAGCAGGCTTTGAACCCTCTGCATCGTCCCCCTTGTTTCTCAAGGCATAAGCGCCTAGCGCACCAAGTGCAGCAAGGCTTGCTAGGTCTTTAAGTGCCATGTTGATCCCCTATCAGCAGACTTTGCCGCCCTTTTTCATGCCTTTGTTACCGGCCATCTTGATCATGGTGCCTTTGGTTTTACCCTTGGAGGCCACGCCATCACGGCTGGGGGCTGCGGTCTTCACTGCGCCCATTTTGCTGGGAGCGACCATGCCGCCCCGCTTCATGCCAGCTTCAGCCATTTCATGCTTCAGCATCGACTTGGGAGCGCCCTTTGCTTTCATAAAGGACATTTCTTTTTTAACCATTGCTTTGGATTCTTTCACTTCACCACCTCTTTTTAAAATGGCCGATTTCCCGTGATGGGTGTCTGGCCGGTTGACGACTTGACGATCTACTCGTGGCTTGGGAGCGCCAGAGCCAAACTTTTTGCCTTTGTCAGCCTGAGTAAACTCTTGACCGACAGACTGAGGAATTCCCAACTGCTTGGCTTTGGCTGGATCATTTGCAACCATTGCCATGAGGTTGTGCTGTTTTTGACTAACGGATGGCACTTCTTTGCTCCTTCATAAAAGCATCAAGCTTCTCATCCAGCCTGTCTAAACGCGCCAACACTCGGTTGATGTCGCTGTGTACATCCGACTTGGTAACGTACTCCTTGGCAATTTCTTCCCGAGTACGGTTCAACAAAATTTGAATACGCTTTTGCTCGTCCGTTGACAGCTTGATCCAAAGAAGGATCAAAGCCGAAATAAACGACAGGGCGGCGTTCCACAGCATCATCTCCATGTCAGCACATCTTTCCTTTGGTTTTGCCGCGCTGGGCAATACCGTCAGCTTCTTTGACATACCCGCCATCAGCACAATTCCAAGCCCGTAAAGACTTGTTAATGCGGCTGTCTGGATCGTTGGCAGTCTTGGCAGAGGTTAGCTTGGCTTTCATGCCCTTCATTCGGGCGCAGAAAGAGTCACGCCTTGAGCCACCCTCGGGTTGAGGGGGCTTCAGGTTCATGCCTTGAGCCTTAGCAGAGGCTCGACCCTTGGCGTTTAAACCGCCCTTTGGGTTTTTACCTTCTGCTCTCTGCCATGCTGGGGTCTTAGCCATAAACAACCATCACCGAGTCAACATTGGTTAATGCTGCGTACAAGCCTGTTTGAGCCAAAACACCTTCACCCGGCATCAAAATCCAGAACGTGCCTTGATTGCTGGCGATGGGAGTGCTGACAGTCATAAGACAGTTGCCAGCAGCAGATGACCCATCATAAATAACCACAGTACCAGCGGCAGCACCAGAAGTGCCGTAAATGGCTTTGATGCGGCAACGCCCGATGGCATTGCCTGCTTGGTTTTTGAAGGTATTCGACGAGCCCAGAGGCTGCGATACCAGAACGTCTTTTTGCATGCCCATATCAGGCTCCTAATTAGACGTTTTGCTGGCCAACCAGAGGGTCTGCAACGAAGTAGGTAAGGTAACCACCAACAGTACCGGCACCGCTGGTGTCGATCTTTACAGTCACATAGCTCATTTCGCTGGTGGCGGTGAGTGTCATGCCGCTACTGGTCAGGCCAGTAGAAGCAACGGAGATGTTGTTGGCAATTGCCGAAGCTGTCACGGTGCCGCTGGTGTAGCCACGGGTGCCAATGTCAACAGAGCCAGTGCCTGCATCATTGATAGCCAAAGACAGCACAACTGCGCCTGCGGGGAGAATCAGAGCGGGGCCACCGTTAGACACGGTGACGTTGGTTGCAGCAGCGACAGAGGCGTCAGCAATGTAGAACTGAGCGGCCATAACGCCGGAACCACAGTAAGCGGTGCGAGTCTGATCGCCGCCGCCCGAACGCCAAATACTTTGGGTGGTTGAGAGTGCCATGATTAAATTGTCCTTCGTACAAAGATCAGTATGTCAGTTGTGTACGCATCTGCCGGATCAGTCTGACACACCGGGAATTCCGGTTTAAACGAATATAGCTTAAAAGAAAAGGGGGCACAAGGCCCCCTTTCCGGTTTTATCAGGACGAACCTGAAGAACCCCATGCGCCCAACGGATCGCTCCAGCCGAAGCTGTAACGCTCGCGTGCTTTGTAGCGCACGTTGCCAGTGTCGAAGTCACCGTCCATGCTGTTTTGCAGCGGGGTACGAACGAAGTGCTTCAGACCGTTTGGAACGTCAGTGGTCAGGAACCATGCGTTGGTGTCGGTCAAGAAGTGGTTCACGGTGAAACCTTCGGGGATCGAGCCATTGTTCTTAATGGCGTTGATGTCGTTGTCGTTGGTGCCAACGCGCAGCTCGGTTTCGAGCAGACGGGTAGCAACGAACATCAAAGCGGTAGGAACAACCAGCTTGCGGGGCTTGGCAGCGATCAGCAGGCCACGCTCGTCTGTCCAACCAGCGATCTGAATCACGGCGGCTTCCAAAGAAGTCTCGTTCAGGTCGGTTTGGGTGGAAGGAGTGTTGCTGTTGGTGCCACCGGAAACCAGCGGGTGGTTTGCCGAGAACAGAGCTTGGCCGTCGCCACCAGCGTAGGTAGAGCTAAAGCCGTTGTTCAAGACGGCAGCAGCTTTAACCTGCTTGGTGTAAGCCATAGCACGAGCCAGACCCTTGGTGTAACGAGCAGACAGGCTGTCGTACAGGTTGTCCTCAATCGCCTCTTCGGTGATCGAGAAACCAAGAGCGATGGTTTCGTGGTTATAGCGGGTAGTCCAAGCCTCTTGGGCGTTGTCATAAGCGATTGCCGAACCCTCGTTCTTCACGGGTGCTGCGCTGAAGCCAGAGAGCTTGGTCTCTTCTTCAAACGAACGCTCGGAAGCTTCGGTTTCGTAAATCTCTTTATGCTCTTCGCCGTAGCGGGCGTACTCCATGCCGAACAGGGCGTTCAGACCGGGGAGCAACTCTTTCAGCAGTTGTGCGCGTGAAATAGCCATTTTATGTTACTCCTTAGATGCCAACGGCATTGTTGTAAGAGTGGTAACCAAAGTTGAACTTGATGATCAACTCGCAGAAGTTACCAGACGAATTTGCCGTATCAGGCACCACATCCACCACACGAGCGGGAGTGCTAGCAGTGCCAGCGCCGCCGGGGGTGTAAACACCAATTTTGCTGTCGCCGGTAACGGTGGAGCCAGTGTTTTGCACAAAGGTCACGTTACTACCAACAACGGTTTGACCCAAGAAAGCAGGGGTCAATGCATTGGCGCTGTTTTCCACATCGCTTGCAACCAGCACAACTTTGTAGAGTTGGTCTGGATCATCTGCCACGAAGGCGGTGATCGAGTTGCCTGCGGGCACGGTAGTGCCAGCGGGGAAATACTGTGCGTACACAGTTTGGCCGGAAGAGTTCACATACGAGCAACCCAAGAACACGCCAACCAGACCAGCAACAGGGCTAGACTCGTCTTGAATGTTGGATTTCTCGATAGTGCCGCCAGCAACCAAAGTCACGATGTCACCGTAGAAGATGTTCGTGTTATAGCTGTTGGCAATTTTGAATTGTCGGGTTGCCCCGGCAAATACCTGACCACCGATCAAATTGATCGGCTTCAGCCCGTAAGGGGCCGAGACGGTTGGATAAGCCATTTAAGGACTCCTTGATTATTTAGAACCAGAACCGAAACTCACCTCCGAGGTACGTTCAGCGAACTTCCTCATGTGGGGATGGTTTTCGCGCATGAATGATTGATCCACTGATTCCATCTGAGACTTGTTTTGATTGGCGTAATACGCCGCACGTTGTTCAAGAAACTCGGTCGGAATACGGCAGAGCAAAAGCCCACCGATTTCAATGCCGCCTTTAAAGCGACCATCGACAACGGCGTGCATCATAAGTTCCGGGTATTCGTCGGCTTTGACCGGCTCATATCCTTCGCGGAACTTTGAAGAGATGTTGCTGGGGTCTGCATTGCCCAGAGTGCTAATACGGATATAACGATGCTTCCAGCCCGGACGATCATCCGGCATGGGCAAAGTCTCTGGAGGACGCCATGCTTCGGGACGTTTAAACGTCACCTCGCGGGTATCCAATGTCCGTGGTTTGCGTTCTTGTGCTTTTACGTCTTCCATCATTCACCTCTATTTAAAATTGCAACCTGTTTGGCGTACTGCTCTGGAGTAATCCCAAGCTTGCGGGCTAACGCAACTTGTGACTGCTTCAGTTTCACGCGACTAGGCGGTGTGCTTCGGGATGCAGGAGCAACCGGTGAAGCTGGTTTTGCACGGCGCGGTGACGCATCGTCATCCACCGGATTGGATCGTTTTTGGACAGGTTGATCTTCCTCTTCGC